GGGGTGTTGCTGTATGTTGCCAGGTTGCAAAACCTGACTCGCTTCAGGGCTTTACATACAGAGTCCGTCGAGCTTGCCAAATGGGTCCCCGGCTCAAAGGTGGACTACTCCTTTATGCAAGCGCGGCGACTAGAAATTTCCGGTCCATGCGCTGCGCCATACCAACAAAGCAGTATGGGTTGTGTGATGGACCAGGTGTGTCGCCTTCTAGGCTATGTGCCTAACGCGCACAGGGACCTGGCCTCTATCACTCAGAATTATAACAAACTTATTTAATGTTTTTACCATGTAGGTGCACCGGGTTTACCTTTAACTTTGCCACCGCCGCTGCTAGAGCTAGGTTTGTTAATTGAAGGGTTGCCAGGGCCTTTACCTCTGCCACCGCTGCTAGAGCTAGGTTTGTTAATTGAAGGGGTAGCAGAGCCTTTACCTTTGCCACCGCTGCTAGAGCTAGGTTTGTTAATTGAAGGGGTAGCAGAGCCTTTACCTTTACCTTTGCCGCCGCCACCAGAGCTGGGTTTATTGATTGAAGGTTTGCCAGGGCGGCCACCAAAATTGTCGCGTGTCATGTTTATGTTTAAAAACATATTCTAACAAAAAAATCTCGGTTGCTCAAGCCGAGATTTAAAACTGACTACTTACCGCCAATACCTACGGGGACGAGACGTGTGTATTGAGCACTGAAAGTATAGCGCGATACCTTATTTCTTTTTAGCAGCGGTTGCTTTTTTCTTGGCAATCATTTCTTTAAACTTTTCACGAGCTTCAGCTTGCTTATCAGATACACCAGCTTTGCCTTTAGCAGAAGACGTAGCTTTCTTGGGGGGAATAGCTTTTTTCTTTTCCATGATGATCGGGAATCTTTATTAAGTATACGTGAGCTATTTGTCTTTATAACGTTTAGATGCACGGGCTGCTTTGCCAGCTTTCTTTGCGGTCTCAGTGTTAGGTACAAATTGTTTTCCTTCTCTACTGCCAGCGCGTTTCTTGCGATCAGTCTCCTCACGTTCTTCTTTAGATAATGAGGCCCACGCTTTCTCTGGTAGGTAGCGCTTAGTGTAGCCAGATTGAATTGCTTTATCACTCGCCATCTTTATACCTCTTGGCTGCAGCTTTAGCCTTACCGCGTTTCTCGTACTCGTCTTTGGTCTGCCACTTTTCTTTACCCCACTTCTCTAGAGACTTTTGCTTTTCACCCTTGCCGCCCTTGTATCCACCGCCTGCTTTCTCATATTGCTGAGCAACAAGCTGGGCTTTGCGTGCACTCCATTGACCCGGCTTGCCACCCTTGGAGCCGGCCATTACGCGATCTTTAATACCTTCGCGTAACTCTGGTTTGGAATACTTGCTATCGTCTTGTGCCACTCAACTTTGATTCTCTTTCTCTTAATATTTTAAGCCACTTACATTCCTTGGCAGACCGTGCCCAGTCCTTACCAGGATTCGGGATCTTGGCTTCAAGTTCGCAAAAATAATTCTGGAGGCGTTCAGCCTCCGATGAAAATTTATACTTGGCCAAAATTATTGGGAATGTTGTGTTGTTTACCAAATTTGACCATAATTTCTTCAATAGTCTCCAGGGACTCTAGGTGCATGAGAATATCTGTCAAGGCGTTAATCGTTACGGGATGCTCAGTGCGTGCAGCAAACGCAAGGGCCTCACGTAAATTTACGGTGGCTTCCTCAACAGCTTGCTTAACCTGATTGGAGAGAGTCATTTCAGAACCTTTGGGCTGTCTTGGTAGAAGAAGTACTTGTCGCATTCTATCCCCACGTTTAATACTTTGTTAAGTGTGCCGTATCTTTGTGGATATGACTATGGGATAGACCGAAGAAAGCAGTAGGGTTTACTGCAGTTCTTCCCAGACCCAACCCACTTGATACGCATCAATGAAGCAAGGGATGCCAAGGGATTCCATCAGTTCATAGATCAAACGTCCTTTGCCTAGACGCTGACCTTGTGGAGATGTGATGTTGTCATCAACAATGATTAAGGTGCCAGGGTTGATGATGTTCTTGGCGGCAAACAATTCCTTGAGGTGATGAGCAGCCGGTGCCCAATCATTGTTCCAATCAGAGATGTTGTACGAGTCTAGGTACAACAGATCACAGCGTCCCTCTAGGGTGCCAAGGAATTCGACCGAGTCTGACTCAATAACTTCAGTGTTATTGCCGGTGCTTGCAGCGGCTAACTCACAAGCTTCTGGGTCAATGTCAACGGAGATCAGTTGGCCACCATGGCAGCTGACGTATGTATCAAAGAGAAGAGTTGAGCAACCGTCGCCCGTGTAATTGTTTTCTTCTCGGTAGGTACCTGTCTCAATAATGATGGGGTTTTGGACCCCATTTAGGTGGTCGAAAATTTTTTGGAACCCGTTGGCACGCGCACCGAGCTTAAGTTTGATCTCGGAAAAATACGTGGTCCAGTCAGTTGCTTGGGTCACAGGTCGACTCGAATGTATTCAATGTCTTTGGATTGTAACTCTAGCTCAAACGCATCGGCTTCTAGTGTCTCAACATCATCAAAGATGCTTTGGTTTAAGATGCCGGTGCGTTCTTCGTCATCAATGTCGTAATAAAATCTGGTGAGATTAATAGACACCAATGAACTCCCAAATGGATTTGTGGGTTACCAACTCCCATTGAAGGATAAAGATCACGGCAAGCATAGCAGCCCTCCCATTAAAACGCTCGGCGTACCAGAGGTAATCCTCAGGATGGGTCGGGAAGTTGGTCATGTCAAGATCGGGGCAATACCGACTGACAATTTCTTGGGCGATCCAGGAGAGACAGTTGTACCATTCTTGGATCCAGAGCATTGCTTTGTTCATTGGTTCTTGAAGACTTCGGCAATGAACAGGTAGGCGTCAACCCCTACAACAAGAACGATAGCGGCAATCAGCCACATAATCGTTTGCTTTTGGCTTTCCATCGTCAGTCACTAGGTCTATACGCTAGGATAACAGCAATATACAAAACCTTCAATGGTTGCTAGAATTGAATCAAGCGATCCATGGTCGCTGAAATATCAAGAGCAGCCAGAGTTGATGCGGGAGCTGAACAGCCGCCCCGCCCGTATTACAATTAACGGAAAGCGACACTACCATACACCGTTTGTAACAGGGCCGGCGCCCAGTGTAACTACAATTATTTCAGAGACGGCCTCCGAAGCTAACAAACGGAAGCTGGAGATGTGGAGTAAAAACAATCCAGGCGTAAAGGAAGCTGCTGCCGAACGTGGAACTGCTATCCACTATGGCATGGAGTGTTACTTGAAAGGGGATAAGAACCCTGAAATTGCTGAAGAGTACCAGGACTTTTGGTCGGGTATGCCAGGGATTCTTGATCAGTTTGATGAGGTGCTATGGGCTGAAACTCCTCTGTTGGACAAGCATCAATTCACATTATCGGAAGATGGTATCGGTAGGGTGTGGGCCCATGATGATGAGGGTCGTGCCTGGGTGGGTTCACCTGACATCATTGGTGTCGTAGGGAACAAGCTGACGCTTGCTGACCTCAAGACCAGTGTCAAACCGTATAGCCGTAAGTGGCCTAAGGATCTGGAAAAGGGGTCGATGGAATGGCGTGATCTCTTGGGTGGTCACATGAAATTCAAAAAGACCTGCAAACAACTTGCTGCTTATGACCTAGGTATTGAGCAGACTCTTGGGATGCGGGTCCAGCAAGCAGCCATTTTGGTATCAACACCTGTACGTACTCAGGTCTTTAAGATCTCCAGGAAGTTTTTGGATTCCTTGAGGGGAGACTGGCTGGCGGTCGTAGAGGAGTATTACAGTCAGATCGAGCGCTGTAATGTCTATGATCCTGATTTGATTTGAGTTATGCCCTGGAACACTGATGACCCCATGGAGAGACGCAAGCGTATTGCTTGGTCTGTCGCAACTTCGTCTTGTATTGAGACCAGGCAGGATCCGGTGGCTGTCTACAATAGGCTGATGGACGAATGGGATGACGTTGATAAGTACGGACATATCACATTGGATGAGTCGCATAAGACTTAGTGATTTAATGAAATCTTGATGGTGCTCTTGGATTGCCGGCCGTAAGATAAAGAAACACACAAGTCAAGCCCTCCTGTGGAAATTCCGATTTTCATGGGCGAGTGGATAAACACGCTCCAAAGTCGCATGACGAATGCGATGGATGGGGATTGTTTTCTCTTGCCTACATACATGCACCTCCATGCATTTACCCTCCTCAAAGATGGGATGTTCGCCGAGCGAGACTTTAAAGTAGAACTACAAAACACCAAGGAAGCCCAATGAACGCAAACCAACAACTCCTGAAACCCGGCGAAATTCGTCTCGACTACATCCCCATCGATTGGCCGTTAACGCCATTAGGCGGTAACAAGGATCCGTATGTCGCAGGCTGGCAAAACAAACCTTTTAGCGTACGAGAAATTGAAGAAGAACTTACCACGGGAGACTGCAAAGCCATCGGGCTACTGGGCGGGCCTGTCTACAACCATCCTTATGGTTTGGTGTGGGTGGATGTTGATGGCCCAAGTGTCTACAAGTTACTCGAAGACATCTCCGGATTACCCCTACAAGACGCACTGCCGCCAACCCTGACAATTTTCAGTGGCAAAATCGGACGTGAACGGAAACTGTACCGTTTAGACCGAGAAAAACATAAGCATTTTGCGCGTAACAAATATACGTGGCACGCAGAAGGAGACAAAGAAAAGCTTGAGATCTTGTGGAAAAAGCACCAAGGCGTGCTAATGGGTCTGCACCCTGAGACCGATGGTTACTTCACGGGAGAAGGCTGTGGTTTTGAGTGGTCCCAGGAGCTGCCTGAATTCCCGGAATGGCTGCTGGCTGCCATCATTAACAAGAATGTAAAGCAGGGTATCCCCTCGACCGAGATTAGTCGGGTCGTCATGCCAAGCAGCGTTGTTCACAGTGTGATCAGCGTTGACCGTGACATGAAGCTGGCCGTCAAAGCAATGTGGGCTTTGCCTCCGGAAGCTGCGGATGATTATGACATCTGGATCATGATCGGTCAGTCGCTCCACAGCCTGGACGAATCTCTGTTAGATGACTGGGATAACTGGTCGCAACAGTCGGACAAGTATCGGGAAGGTGAGTGTCACAAGCGTTGGCTGTCCTTCAGTAAAGGCGGTGGTCGTGGCATTGGCACCCTCATCCAGACCGCCCAGGAGCATGGCTTTGTCGTGCCCCAGGACTATCGGGCAGAAAGCGTAGATGACGAGACGCTTGAGGCTGCAGCGGCAAAGCTGAAGGCCCTTGAGGAAAGCGAGGGTATGGTCGTAACCATTCCTAAAGAAAAAGAGGAGCGCTTGATGTCCAGCGTTGGGCATATTGCGAACTCACTTGAAGAAGCCATGACGATGGGCGAAGATGTCAGGACGGTAGAAGAAAGCAAACGCAATCCATCTACATCTGAAATTGCTGATGTACTCCTAGGTAAGTACAAAGGCGATGTGCTGTACAGCCTGCCACATAACCAGTTTTTTGTTTATGACACTCGTCAACATGTCTGGTTACCGCTGACAAAAATCGAGGCGATGGGCAAGATTCGCCATGATCTTTCGATGCTTGGCAAGTTTCTTCCAAAGGGCTTCACGTCGAACATGATGAATGATGTCTTCATTCAGCTCCAGGCGTCCTTGGCATTCAGTGAGTGGTATGACGGCACTGACTACCTGCTGTTCACGAACGGCATCTTGAATGTGGCAACGCGTGAACTGCTTCCGTTTAATCGGAACATGTACATGACCCAACAAATGCCCTATGAGTATGACCCGTCTGCTACATGCGAAGCCATTGTCCAATGGTTGAAGCACACCCAACACGACAGTTGGAAGCGCACTCAAGTACTGCGTGCATGGTTAAGGGCAACCCTTCTGGGTCGTTACGAAACTCAAAAGTTCCTTGAGATTGTTGGACCTGGTAAGTCGGGTAAATCTACCTACGCAAACCTGGCAGTTGCACTGGTCGGTAAGGCTAACTGCTACTCCACGGACATGGAGAACCTGGAGAAGAACCGATTTGAAGCCGCATATTGCTTCAACAAAAAACTGCTGCTGTTCCAGGATGCCGACCGTTGGGGTGGCTCCGTATCAAAACTAAAGGCCATCACAGGTTGTGACTGGATTCGTGCTGAGCGTAAGTATCAGGGCGATGCAATGGATCCCTTCCAGTATCACGGTGTTGTCATTATTACCGCCAACGAAGCTATCCAGTCGACTGACTACACGTCTGGTCTTGCTCGTCGCCGTCTCACCATTCCGTTTGATCGTCCATTTGAAGGTGGACAGGCCGAGCAAAAGGAATTGATTAAGTTTGACACCAAGGGGAACCCGCAGGGTGTGTTTGCGCCACTGCTTCCTGGTCTCGTTAACTGGGTCCTGGACATGAGTGAGGATGACATGCGGGAACTTCTGATGGAGACCAGTCAACATGTGCCGTTCTTCAAGAAGTATGAGAAGGCGCAATCCCTGCGTTCCAACCCCATGCTTGATTGGCTAGATAACAAGGTGGTGTTCGAGCCAAATGAATCGACTCCTGTTGGCTACTGCAAAGTAGCTGCAAGTGGTGGGTCTGGTGTCTACATGAATTGGGGCACCTGGCTGTACCCAAGCTATGCAGAGTTCTGCCGTAGCTGTAACGTCGGCATTATTTCACGCGCTCGTTTTGAAGTGCTGCTGATGGACATCATTCAACATCAGTTGAAGCTAAATGCCTACAGCATGAAAAACACGCAGGGTCTTCGCATCAACAACGTGGCAATCAGGGACAGTAACAACAAGTACGCTGACTATCCTTCGATTGTTGAACTGGCCGCCAACCCGGAAGAGTATATTCCTTTCTACGGTTCTGTCCAAATTAAGGCTGGTGATGCGAAGATAAATGATATGCCTGCCGAAATGTGAGTAACGGACGCCATCTGATTCTGGACCTGTACGACTGTGATCCAGAAGTGTTGAATGACTATGAGGAGCTTCAGCGATTGCTTGAGGCTTCTCTTGTCATGGCAAAGGCAAATATCTTACGCATCATTGGTGAGAAATTTGAACCGCAAGGAGTGACACTACTGGCACTGCTGGCGGAATCACATGCATCTGTTCATACGTGGCCAGAAATTGGGTATGCCGCAATCGATCTCTACACGTGTGGTGACACAACGGAAACGCACCGTGCAGCTGAGTTCCTAAAAGCAAAACTCAAAGCCAAAACATCAGAAGAAAAAGAACTTGTACGGTCGATTACGCCGTCTGTTTCGGTATAGTTAAACAAGAATACTTTCTGTTTAATGACTAAAAAACCTAAGCTTCTGTGGTCTGGTGACATTGTTGCCATGACTGGCTTTGCACGTGTGACGGAAAATGTCCTGAAGCACCTCAAAGATAAATTTGACATCGTGGTGCTGGGCAATAACTGGTGGGGGGATCCCTGTGAACAACAGAAGGATTACAAGATGTACCCTTCGTCGAACAGGTTCCAGGTGGCCCCGTTTGGTGAGCAACGTATCCGCGAAGTAGTTGAGAATGAACAGCCCGATTTGGTGTTCACTATCAATGACATGTGGATCATCAATAACCAATACAAACAGATCAAGGATTTGCACCAGGCTGGCAAGTTTAAGTTCGTAGGTTATGCACCTATGGACAGCTATGGCTGGACTGGTTGTCTTGCAGATACTGCCAATAGCTGGGATGCCGTTGTTTCGTATACAGAATTTGGTGCGTACGAATTTATTCGTGGTGGTATTACCAAGCCCATTGCTGTGGTGCCCCATGGGGTGACACCTGGGCAGTTCTATCCCCTGGACCGGAATGAATGTCGTAAAAAACTGGGCTTAGATCCGGATGACTTCATTGTATTCAACGGTAACCGTAATCAATTCCGTAAACGGATCGACATCACAATCAAAGCATTTGCTCAGTTTGCCGTAGACAAACCTAATGCAAAGCTGTACTTGCACATGGGTCTTAAGGACCAGGGCTGGGAGATCATGCAAATCTTTGCTCGCGAAATGCAACGCGTTGGCGCCAACCCGAACAACCGGATCATTATGACCACCCAAACGGATGGCCCCCCAAACGTTTCTGTAGATGCTCTGAACGTCATCTATAACGCCGTTGATGTGGGCGTTAATACCTGCAAGGGTGAGGGCTGGGGCCTTGTCAACTTTGAGCACGCTGCCTGCAAGGTGGCTCAGGTGGTGCCAGATCATACGTCCTGTAAGGAGATCTTTGAGGGCTATGGCGAGTTGATTCGCTGTGACCACATCGATTGTGATACCAATTACGGAAGGGAAATGCCCTGCCCTTCAGCCGATCACCTGGCAGAAATCCTGGAGCGACTGTATGCCATGCCTGAACTCCGCAAGGAAATCGGCGAACGCTGCTACGAACGGGTGACGGATTCTCAATTCTCATGGGAGACAGTTGCGTCTCAGTTTGGCGGCATCTTCGAGGATGTGCTGCTCCAGGAACAGGAAACAGTCTCGAGTGAGACACCGGAACCAAAGAAGCCAAGCAAGAAGCGTGGCAAACGTGTTCTTACCGGTAGTGCAACGTAAGTACAGTCGTACTGGTGCCAAGGCCTCCACGTCATGTGGGGGCTTTTTTGTGGCGGAAAGCAGGGTATAGCTGGAAAGTACCCCTTGTTTTTTGCCGCTATAGGCCTGATTCATCTAGTTTATAGGAAAAACGAACTTATGGATAAGTTAGGTCTGGCCAGAAGGTTGTGCATGTATAGGTGGAAAGTTCTACGGATCTGGTCTTAAGATGAGACGGTGGTGAGAACACTGGGGGTCCGGGGGATACAGATGTACTACACCTGAAAAGTAGAAGTTTACAGCTATACATGCGCAACTTTCCCGGAAAACCTAACTTATCCATAAGTTCGTTTTTCTCTAGGATAAGTTGAATTAAGCGTATAGCTGTAAAAATATGTAGAATTTTCCCGCTATACCGCACTTTCACGCCCGTTTACCGCTATACTTGCTGTGTTGAGTATCCACCAACTCATTTCATGCGCACCTACACGGAGCAGATGCCGCTCTGGTACATCCAAGAACGCCTGGCACTGTCGGACGAATTCCCCAGTGGCTTGGTCTGGACCATGTCGTTCCAGCGTCACAAGGCTGGGGATGTGGCTGGCAAGCTCGATCGGGTACATGGCGTATACAAGGTCTGGCTCTGCGGCACTGCCTACGTAGCCCACAGGATTGTGTACTACCTACGCACTGGCGAAGATCCCGGCGCAGCAGACGTAGTTCACGGTGACGACAACCCTGATAAAGACAACAGAAAAACGTTGGTTCTGCGCCAAAGGAAAGCACGTAACCCGGTGAAACGCTCTTATTACCGGACTGCAATAAAGGTTGGGCTATCCGATGAGGAAGTCATTGCAATGAACAACAAACTTACGGAGGCTTGAGCTATGGCAAACACGTTGGACAACCGCAACATACGTCAAGCAGTCCTGGCACCTTCGGACTACCCTCCCATTCCTGGCATCGAGAAGATGTCAAAGGAAGAACTTGATTCCCATGGTTACTACAAGGGGTACCCGTGCCTTCACAACCATGTCATCCGGGAAAAGACAAAGCATTGGTGTTATTACTGCGCACAAAAAATCCGCAGCAATATCTGTGGCTTTGACATCAACTACCTAAGCAGTGACTGTAAGCACCAGTACGCCAGGATCTGGAAACAAATCCCTGTACAAGATGTGGAAGATTGCTGGAAAGCACCGAAAGTTGCACGTGGGCGTTATGGGTTACCTTCCTACAGAAATCTGACGACCGACAAAACAAACAACAATCAAACAGCACATAAGCTGATCTATCAATGTGCATGGGGAGACGTTGGGTCTATGCGCGTAACACGCACCTGTGGTAACAAAGACTGCCTGAATCCATTGCACTTGATTACGAGCTGGAACAGGGTGTTTCCCCCTGGTAATATCCATCCGTTTTTTCCTGAGTTTGAATACGAGAAGTTAATGCTTTATAGCGAAGCATGTCGTCGTGGCGTACCAACACTATTAACGGAACGAGAGTACAAACGCACTATTCAACATCCATTGGCCCACAAAAATACCCCCGATTATGATTGAAGTAATGCATAGTCTCAGCTGTAATAATGTCTCGTAATCAAAACGCACAAGCCCAGCGGAGTGTCCATAACCCATTGGTACTTGGTACGTTTAGTAATACATCGCTTCGTTACTTAAAGGGCACCCTGGGGCCGCAAAACAAAGTTGTTGGGCGTGCTGATACAAATCAAAACTCAAACGGTGGCTTTGGTGGCGGAACTTACAATCATTGGTTCCAGATCAACATCACGTCTCCAGCGTGGATCATTCTTGCAAAAGGACCGCCGCGTCCTAATTACATCCAAATATCAACCTATGATTTAAACAAAAATCCTATTGAAGGACGTGAAATTTTTAGTAAGGACTCTATCTCGGTAAACAATAATGGCAGTACTTATTTTCCGTACATGGATACGGCAATGGGTGCACAGTCTGATTTATACAATACCTTTGATAACTCACGTCTTGACCGTGGAGACGAGCGATATTATCCCTTAGAGGCAGGTAGCTATCTAGTCTGTGTTGCTACAACACGCAACGAACCTTTGGCTTATGAGCTAGGTGTTGTTATTGAATTTCCAGATACAAGCCTTTTCTTTGAACTAGAAGATACTGCGGGAGGCGTTTTTCTTCAAGAAGACGCACCTGCATCACAAAACACGTTCACAGCAGCCCCAACTTTACAGTATGGTTTTATTGTGGAAATCGTAGATGATGGGTATTTCAACACCGTGCACGATCACTCGTTATCCGAATGGAAAAGCGCATGGCAAAATGAGCATCAAGACACGGATCCTTTCCCTGAAATTTTTGTACCTTTGACAAACAGGTCATGATCAAACAACTTCTTAAGTTATTACAAAGGTTTAAACGTCCTGTAAAAACAAAGCACTTGCCCGCGCAAGCCTGGAAGCAATACTGTGATGAAAACCCAAACGCTCTTGAGTGTCGCATTTACGAGTGCTAAGTTTAAAATAAAGAAAATTACCTAAGACCATGGCACATCTTAACCAGTACTTTGAAGTGGCTCTTGCCATTCACGCGGCATGTTCCGCAATCTGCGCATTGACCCCTACCCCTAAGGACGATCGGGTTGCACGCAAGTTGTACAAGTTAATTGAAATTGGTGGACTGGTGATTGGCCGGGCAAAACAACGCTGATCAATCTGGCAGCACCTGCGTCCAGAATATAACGCCATCGTTGTCTTCTACCCATTTTTTAGTTGCGTAAGCCTCTTCTTTACTGAGGGTTACGCATTTTTTTTCGTCGCCAACTTCCCAGCACATATTGATGCGAATCCTTAAATTTTTATTACGTTTCACTTTGCTACGGTAATTGCCCAACCTGTATTGTTACCGTCGCATTCCCAACGGCGCAGCCAATTTTTGCGGCTGTATTTTACATCTTTGCCACGTGCAGCCGAATTGCTGACGTACCCACCGTTTACCATATTTGCCTCGCCGTTTGGGTCGTTGTGCACAAAGTAATCAGCAGAGAAACCAACGCAGCAAGTCCAGTGCCCGCCACCAGTAGGGTAGTTTACATTGCCCTGGTGCAGCCAACCAACAGCTACGGGCCTGCCATTGCGAATCTCATTTTCCAATAATGCGGCATTGCCGTTTGTAATAAAAGTTGGCTTGAGTCCCAAGGATCGTAACGCTGCTAACTGGGCGTCTTTATCTGTAGTGTCTCCGTACTTGGAACGGATTTTATTGTACTCATCATCCGACTTAACCAAACCGTAATAAGCTGCGATCATTGCACAACTTGACGAAAAACATTCGCGGTATCCCGTGCCAGATTGATTATCAAGTTGATAGAAGTAAGGTACAGACAGAGTTTTGGCAGTTGTTAAATCCGTTGCATTGACGCCTGGAGTACCAAGCTGTCGATCCATGATCTGAATTAATTTTGTTGCGTAGCCGGGATCTGTAGCGTATCCTTCGGTAACCAACAAATTGGCGCAGTTATTCCTACTTGTGGCACGGTTAACACCTTTGTATGTGCCGTAGTCTTTATACCAGCGATCAACTAAGTAACAAGTACAGGTATAGAGATCTGGAAAGTCAATAAACCCGGCTTTTATTGTTACCCATTGACCGTTAATGAATTCTTGAGTATTAACCGTTGTGCCAGATCCTTTAAGGCCGTAGTAGTTGTGTGTGCCTGAAGTATTTTTACCCCAGTTTGATTCGAGCGCCCATTGGGCAGCAACACATTCAGGGTATTTTGCACCAGCATCTTTTCCTGCTTTCATGACACCTTCCCAAGTATTAAGGTAAGTGACTACAGGTTTTGGCTCGGTGCGATACTTAGTAGCAAAAGACTCCAGGGCCTCAGAAGGAATCTGAGCCTGGAGCCAATTCCACGCATCGATTTGATGGGGCTCTTCTTTGAAATAACGTGCCGCGTCAACAAGTTTAATAGACATCGACCTAGAGCTTTTTATCAACTCTAAGTCAGGTGTACCGAATCACTCGACGACTTCGGTCTCAGTAGTTTCTACGGGCTCTTCCGGTTCAAACTCAATAGTTTCAAGGAGTTGGCCAACTAAGTTGCCAGCAAAAGCAATAAGGTTACCGTCACCAGTAACACGTGCAGAGCTAAAGGAATTAATGGCAGAGACAAGTTCAGACTTTTTGCAGGTCATTTTAAACAAGTGACTTTACAAAGTATAACAAAAAATCACCAAGGAGTACCAGATGCATCAGTAGGGGTTACCAACTGATCAAGTTGGTTGCTAAGAGCAGCTTCCATTTCTGCTACTTTTTCTGTATCCAGGGTATTTTGCACCCAGGTGATAACTTGGGGCAGGGTGAGTTGATCGTACGGCGTAAAAGTATCGGGATCAGGATCAGAGAAACCGATAGAACCGTAAGAACCGGTACTAATAATTTCTCCGCCAAATACCCGTTCTGCACTAAGGGTCCAATGGGCAGTGTACACAGCGCCATCAGAAAGATGACGCTCCAGGTTAGCAATGCCCCAGGTGTAAGTATCAGACATGATTAAAAAGTTTTCTTTATTTTACCAGGGGTAATTAGTGAAGGTGACTAGGCACCTCCTAATTGGGAGAAAGTTAGGAGGTTGTTAGGGAGTAGGACTACTAGGCCATCCTGACAGCGCTCCAATTCATAACTTGAGCTGCTCCGCTGGTTTGAGTCGCCTGCACGTTCATTCCACTTAGAGCAACAGTAAGCGAAGTGCCTGCTTTTATGGGCTGAATTACGGCAGTATTGGCGGAACAACCAACCATGTAAGTAGCGTGATAATTGCTTGCAGCGGCAGCCGGGGATAATGTTACAGTTAAAAAATATGTAGCAATGCCACTAGAAGGCAACGCGAACAATGTGACTGGAGTTGCAGAAGCAGTTGATGCGGTTGCCCCGCTAATACTTCTAAAGATTCCTGCCACGGCAAGTGAAGTATTGCTAACAGCTCCTGACGTACTCGTAGTACCAATTAAAGTTGAACCGTCACTCGTAATCCTCATCCGCTCCGTCGTACTGCTCGCACCGTCGGCGGTAGTAAGGAATGCTAGGCGGCCTGGGCAATCTCCTGAAGCCCATGTTTGACCATCAGAATTTGCAACAATTTCTGCGCCAGGAAAGAAAGCAGTTCCATCAGAACCAGCAAAACGAATAGATCCTAAACGGGCCCCATCTGGAACAGCAGTATGAGTTCCCGTTGTATTGTTATACGAACGCATGAATTGCAGCGTTGGATTAAAGCCATTGCTGTCTCCTTTCCATGCAGTCACTGCAAGAGTGGAGTCCTGATTTGCTTTGGAAAGTTGTACGTCAGGAGTTGCTAGGCCGCTGATTCCATAAGCAGTAGAAGTGCCCACCAACAACCTGCCAGAACTATCAATGCGGGCAAACTCACTCGACGGACCTTGAACAATTAAAGGGTGAATTGTTGCAGCAGCTTGAATTTCAAGGGCTCCGCCAGGGCTTGTCGTTCCAATGCCTACCCTTGCCCCTGCAGCACTTGAGTCGCCCTTGATAACCATTCGAGCGTCTAATGTATTGCTCGTATTGTTGTTTGTTCTAAATACAATATCCGACGTTCCACCTGCCGTTGTTAGTGCCGTCGCATCAATAGATGCATGAATTTTGGGACCGAAAGCTGAACCATCTTCGCTATAAAAACTAATTCTGCCCCATGGATTGGTTACGGACCAATCTGATGCAACCGTTGTAGTTGCAATCCTTAGCTCAGTGGGAGTGGGCGTTGCACTGCCTGTTGCTGAGGACAAATGCAGCAATGTGGCAGGGTTCGTGGCGCCAATCCCAATCAAACCTGCCGACGTAATCCGCATCCGCTCCGTCGGGCTGCTCGCACCATCCGCGGTCGTGGAGAGTACAAGCCGCCCTGGCATGTCGTCAGTGCCAGGAGTGCCGTCAGTAAACGCCCCAATCGTTGCAGCTTCTACAAACTCACTCCCGTCACTGCCGTTAAAAGAGATCAACCCAATTTGGTTATTGTTCCCAAGTACTGTATTTCCGCCAATAGTTCCGCTCAACTGGTGGCTCATATACAAATGAGCGCCCCTTGAAGTAACAGAACTGCTTGATACAATGGAAATGGCTTTATCGCCCAATGCGGTTGCCAGTCCTTCTACTTGAAGTGCTGGCGCTACATCGGTTCTGTTTGTAAAATTAGAACGCGCAGTAGACGTGCCAACTAACAACCTGCCGGAGCTGTCGATGCGGGCGCGTTCTGTGCTTCCAAGTGTAAATACAAAATTGTTGCCACTTAAAACGCCAATAGAGTTTCCCAGGAAAGAAGTCGCATTTGCAAAAAACCTAATTGAACCCGGTTCGACATGCGTGCCGTTAACGTCGAGTAATGCAGAAGGGCTAGTAGTGCCAATCCCTACGCGACCTGATGAATCAATCCTCATCCGCTCCGTCGGGCTGCTCGCACCATCCGCGGTCGTGGAGAGTACAAGCCGCCCTGGCATATCGTTAGCGCCGGGGGTGCCGTCTACTTGAGCCTGGATAGTCGCAGCGCGAATCATTGCAGAGCCGTCTGCGGCCTCAAAACGAACCTCTCCTACAGCGTCTCCGCTAGAGACAATGCCAAACCCACCCAAGGTGCCAGATCGTGATTTACCAAAGTGCAGAACATTGCAAGCACTATCATTGCGATTGGTTGTAATCCCTAGCCCAGTAGACAGTGTTGCGGACTCAATCTGAATAGCCGGCTGAGCACCTGCAGTAAAAGACCGCGCCGCGCTTGTACCCACCAACAACCTGCCGGAGCTGTCGATGCGGGCTACTTCGCTGGCGCTGATATTGACAATTAACGGTGCAGTAGACGCGTCAGACGTTAATGTTGTTGTGCCAGTAGCGCCAATGACAATTCTTTCAAGGGCGTTTGTCCTTAATGCAAGCGGATGATTTGTAGTAGTGCCAAATGAAATGCCATTACCAGAAACGATGCCTTTGTTGATAGATGCACGTACTAATGCGTCTGGCCGTGCAAAAGCAGCAATTTCTTCGACGGCTGTGTTGTTGGAACCAGAACGCACGTCAAGTGTTACTCCAGGAGTCCAAGTGCCAATGCTGGTGCCAATCCCTACGTTGCCTGCGGAGGTAATACGCAAACGCTCGGTAGTGCCAGTGCTAAACGCAATGTTGTCAACAGAGCGTGCGCCAGTGGTGCGTGTGACGTTTAACCATGCAGTTGTTGCGTTAAACGCATCGTTGATGCCTTCAAAACGAAGAATGCTTCCTTCCGCACGAATGCGCCAATATTTTTCATCAGTACCAGCGTCTGTTTCTTCCCACAAAACGGCAGGATCCGTTGACGCAATGTGAAAATCGTCAAGAGGGGCGCTGGGGGCAATCGACGAAGCGGTACCAATCCCGACTCTCCCTGCCGAGTTAACAAACAGCCTGCCAGTGCCACTTGTTGTTATTGCTAGTTGATTTGCACCAGGAGAGTACACCCCTGTATCAGCGTCTCCAAGAATAGAAATTGAGGGATTAGCGGCTGTACCGGATGCAAATACACCTGACGTGGCAATGTAAGTACCACCACTAAAGCTGACAAAGTTGCCACTAGTAAAATTTGCAGTGGTGCCAGTAACAGTAACGCCAGTGATGGTTGTGAAACTTGCGGTTACGCCAGTAGCAGTTGTAAAGTTTGCTGTGTCAGCAGTAATGTTTGTAAACTGCCCACTTGTACCAGTAACCGTGATACCGCTGATTGTGCCTGTTACGGAAACACCAGAACCAAAGTAACCAGAGCCTACAACTGTTAAGTTACCGGAGACCGTTGTATTGGTAAAACTTAAGTTAACCGCTTGAAGAGTATTAAATACACCTGTGGTTGCATTGACGGTTGTACCCGTAATTGTGGTACCGGTCAACGAAGTAAACGTACCGGTTGCACCCGTAACAGTTGTGCTAATTACGGTGGTCCCGGAAACACTTGTTGTAAATACGCCTACAATTCCAGTGAGGTTTGTAAACGCACCCGTATCACCAGTGACGGTTGTTCCAGATACACGGACAAAGTTACCAGTGCCAGCAGTTAAACCAGAGGCTTGAACACTGTCTCCTGTAATAGTTGCACCAGAAAGATTTGTGGTAAATACACCGGATACGCCGCTGATGGTTGTGAATGCTGCCGTGGTTCCGGTTACGGTTACACCTGAGATACGACTGGTAAACACACCAGTCACACCAGTGATGCTAGTAGCCGCAACAGTATCCCCAGTGACAGCGGCACCAGACAGGTTGGTATATACGCCAGATACGCCAGTAATAGCTGTAAACCGGCCAGCGTCACCAGTAATTACAGCACCTGAAAGAAACTGAGTAAATACACCAGAAATACCACTTACGTTTCCAAATGCACCAGTGTTACCTGTGACGGTTGCACCTGAAACCTGTGTTGTAAATACTCCTGATACTCCTGTAATATTGCTAACAAGTACCGTATTACCAGTAATAGTTGCGCCAGAAAGGTTCGTAGTGAATACACCAGACACCCCGCTAACGGTGCTAAACCTTGCCGTTGTACCAGTGACTGTTGTGCCTGATAACGTACCAGTGACTTGTACGCCTGCAGCAAATTGTGCCGTCTCCGTTACTGTTAATCCACTAGCAACAGAAAGGTTTCCGCTGACGTTAAGAACAGGAGTAGAAAGGGTTTGGAATGTGCCCGTAGTAGCAGCTACGGTTGTGCCGGTGATTGAGGTACCGCTTAAATTTACAAACGTCCCAGAAGTGAAAGAGCCTTGTCCGCCGGTAATTGTTGCACCAGACAGGGATTGATACTGACCACTGGTAAATAACGCTGTAGTGCCGGTTGCAGTGGTTGTAGTAACAGTAGTTGCATTGACGTTGACGCCTTGCAGGTTAGCACCTGTAATCGTGGCGCCACTTACGGTACCACTAACTACGGCATTATTTTGGACAACAATACCACTAAATGTGCTGAGGCCAGAAGAAAGAATTGTACCAAAGCTACCAAGTCCAGAAACGGTTAGGTTCCCAGAGATGGCAATGTTGCCACTAAAGGTAGTGCCACTAGTAGAGGCGTAGTAGATGTTTAAATAATCTTTAAACTGCTCAAATGTAATCTTCTTATTGCGTAGCGTAGGGTCCACTTCAAAAACATGGACCAACGTAAGAAGGTCCTGTTCGTTAATGTCGAGCCCGTTGATGGCCGGGAACTCCGTAATCCTTCTATTTGCCACCTGCTATTGTTGCGATATATCTATGTTTTCAATTATAGAGCCTTTTATTCAACGCACCTTTACTTCAATGCGAGGAAGAAAATTAGAGACGGCATTCCATCCAATTTGAACCCCTGTTACAATTCCGCAAGAAAGCAAAATCACCAGAAAAATTTCTGCAACGGTGAAATTGCGCCGTACATAAATGACTTGAGGTTGCTGCTGCGGCTGCGGCATCATTACTGTACGTTGCGCCATGGTCTGCTGAATAGCTCGCTCACGGGCAATAGCTTTCATTTCCTCCAGCTGCTCAGGCGTGATCTGAGGACGTGCAGGAGGCTGCATTGGTAATTGACTGGGCGAAACTTGTTCTTCCATTGTCACAGATGGTTTTCCCGACAGACTAACATATAAACAGAACGCCTGTTGCTATGAGTTACGGAATTAGAAAAGGGCTTGAAGATGTTGCGCAAGAGCTAAAAGGAATTCGAAATATCCTTGCTTCCATGTGGCATAGCCGTTATTCAAACGGAGAAACGGACGCTTTATGTCCTGATGCTTATGCAGATGAATATATTTCGACCGAAGAATGTAGTAGACGTCTTGGGGTATCTGACCAGACGGTGCGGAATTGGATTGCAATCGGAAGGAAAGAACCTGACAAAGGCTGGGTAGAAGGCATTCATTACGTCAATGTTTCCCCTGGTACCCACCGCAAAGCAGTGCTAAGAATTCCCTGGAATCAACTGGTTCAATCCTTTGCCAAAAACCGAGACCTTGTACCAAGTGATCTGCGAAGTAGGCCACACATGTACAAGTCGACCAACCAGTTTCTTGAGTGATGGCACATCGATTTCAAATTGTGGATATCGATGAAGTCACCATCGATAATTACCAGGAGACATTACCTGAGTCACTGGCCAACCAAGTGGAAATGTTTCTGCCACCCAGTGGCTCATTCGATGATGGGTGCCTGCGTCGATACCTTGAAAACTTAAAAAAATACGAAGAGGAAGACGCCAATTCAAATATGACCCTGGCAAATCGATTGCGGCTTGTGTTCCAAGATTTACAGCCCGATACGATCTGTGGTAAATTCCCACAGGCAGAATTACCTTTGAAGAGACGCCTTCGATGCGTTGCTGAGTATCTGATTCGCTCAGGTGAATTTAACAAGGTACGAGACAACACAGGGCGCCTTGTTAAAAAACGCGGTATCCTTGGCAAGTTGGTTGTGTTGTACCAACCCACCAAAAAACTTTTAGAATCTTTACAACGCCAGGGGCTACTAGAGAAATGTCAAGTCGACGTGAAAAACTGATTGCTTCTGTCATCGGTCCAGAGATGGACGATACCAAGGCCAAAGTACTTGAAGGCACTTTGAAGCTGATTCTTGGCGACATGGGCCAGCACTACTGCAAGATGTGGGAAATTGAGGGGCCAGGCGTCATGGTCTTCCAGCCCCAAAACAAAGAGCGTTCGATGTTCTTTATGACACTTAAAGAGTTGCATTCTGCACAAGAGGAGTGTGAACGTGAAAATGACGGAGACCTTGCCGAAACATTCCGGCGTGTTCTTGGGGCGGCGCAAAAAATTGATCCGCTAGAAAAAGCTGGTTACCTCATCAATGATCACGAGGGCATGCGTTATCTAGAAATTGATTACAACAAGGTGAACGAAAAGAAATGAGTGACGGTGTTCGGAAGGTCAAATCTAAAGCCGAGGAAATTGAGTGGATTACCAGCTCTGACCTTGTGTGTGCAGCTAATGAGCTGATGGGCGGCATCGATTTAGACGTAGCAAGTTCCAGGATTGCTAATGAGTACGTGCAGGCCAAACAGTTTTACACGCCGTCAGACGATGCGTTAAATACGCAACTCTGGTATGGAAACGTGTATTTGTTTCCGCCTGCCGGCGCTTACTTCTGGGACAAAAAGAATGAAAAGTGGAAGATGACCCGAGCTTCGTCTTTGTCGTTAACATCTTCTCACGCCGTGTGGTTTCGGCGTCTGTACCACGAATGGCTGTCGGGTCAAGTAAAGCAAGGTCTTTACTTCAGCAACTGCCCTGACATGATTCGTTACGAGCCTAAAATCTTTAAGTTTCCCATGTGCATTCTAAAAACAATACCAAAACTTAACAGGCATCGCCAAGGGAAAATCGAACCTGCAATAACATGCACTTCTTTTCTTGTGTACTTGCCTCCCATGGACTCCTCAGGTGAAGCGACCGAACGGTTTATAGACATTTACTCGGAACGTGGGCATATCCTTTCTTGAACCGGGTATACTGAAAGACGATTACAAGGAACCATGAGCGTCCTCGCCGACTGGGAGATCAAGCAACTTGCCGAAGAAAAGGGGATGATTGAACCCTTTGTTGATCACCTAGTTAACAAAGAAAACGGACGCAAACTTCTTAGTTACGGTCTTAGCTCATACGGCTATGACATTAGGCTTTCCCCTGGTCAGTGCTTAATTTTTGGTAAGGTCCAGGCTGGGGACTGTGATCCGAAGAACTTTGATCCTGACATCCTCAAACCTGCCGATCTCCTAGAAGACGAACGTGGTCAGTATTTCCTGCTCCCTCCGTACGGCTACTGTCTGGGTGTTGCGCAAGAACGTCTGAAGCTGCCACGTGATGTCACTGTGGTTGCAGTTGGCAAATCTACGTACGCCCGCTCAGGCATCCTGGTCAACATTACGCCTGCTGAAAGCGGCTGGGAAGGTTACCTGACGCTGGAAATCAGTAACTGCACCGGACTGTTCAATCGCATCTACGCGAACGAGGGGATCACTCAACTTCTCTTCTACCGGGGCAACCCTTGCGAGGTTAGCTACCAGGACCGGAAGGGCAAGTATCAAGATCAACCACATAACGTGGTGTTCTCTCAGGTTTAAAACGCCTTGCCAAATTGGGACTGTGGTTTACGGGAATATGCCGTACTACCTACAGTCCCATAGGCATCTCCGTCTTCATTAAAAACGGTAGGTTCGGCAATTTGAGACCTTTGTTGGTATGCACCAGCAGTTTTTGCTGCCCGCATAAATTTTTCAACACGGTCTTGTTTGCTGTTGACCGAGGCTGCAGCTGAACGCTCCTGTGGTTCAACACGCCGCATATCTGTGTCATACGCTTGCTCCGGCCTTAGGTCCGATACTTCAGCGCCTGAAGTTCCAGAGTTAACACCTGGATCGTATGTAGGTCTATAAGTGTTTGCCATCTTATCATTGTAAGAGAAGTAAATCGCTTAAACACCGTGATGCATTCCGCCGCAGGGTTCCTGGATAGCTTTGTTCAAGATGAACTGGACTGCCGTTGTCTTACTGAAGAAGATTTCGGTGCGCCTCTTGACAACGAAGAAAATGATGTACCATTGTATGACATGTATAACAGGGGCTTAACGCTATGCGAGCAGGGACTCGAAAGGAATCCGTTGAATCTCGAGGGAGCACGGCTTGGAACGACGGGGTACATTCCCTCGATGGAACAGGGGATGTCAATGGGAGCATCGCCCCGTCCCAAGACCTTAGTGTTGGAGCTGCAGGGTCCAGGGGAATCGGAGAAGATGCTTTCGGCGAAACGTCGTGGTTTGCTCCGATAGACGATAACGGATGCAAGGATGGTGTGTGCCCAGTGCCCTGGGCCACCAAAGAAAAGCCTCCCGTTATCCAGGAGGACTTGGTCAATCATCCCCCGCACTACGCTGACGGAGGGATCGAATGTATCGAAGCAATCGAGGCCCAGCTAACCGCCGAAGAGTATCGCGGATACCTAAAGGGCAATATTGCCAAGTATGTGTGGCGTGAGAAACATAAAGGCGGGACAGAATCACTGAAAAAAGCACAGTGGTACCTCTCTCGGCTAGTTGAGTTGGACGAAGTTCAGAAGGGCTGACAGGTATCTTCGTCCTCATCCTCGTCGTCGTACAAACATGCGGCGGCGAGTTCTGCTAGCTCAATGTCGGTTGGGTGATCCCAGTCGATTTCAATGTCTTCAGACGCCATGATGTCCCGAATGGCGTACCATTCCATCAAGCGTTGGTGGTAAAGGTTCAGCAAAGCGGCGTGAAGCTCATCCCAGGTCATCTCTTGAGCCTGAAGCTCGGCTTTGCGCATCGCAAACTGGAGTTCTAGAGGAAGTTCAAATTCCCTGGGTTCAACTGACCGCTCCATTCCGCTTTGCATTTCTTTACTGCAAGTATTCTAAGCCTAGCTGCTGAATTCCAAATTGACGGCATCACTGGTGTAATCGTCCCAGGGATCATCGTCAATCCGAAACTCGTTGGCAAACTGTGCAAGAAGGTACGGGCTAAGTCCCTGCTCCAGGAAGCGAATGGCTTTTACCTGGTGCGGAGCAGCAGTGTAGTTGCGGAATGCAGCAAGCAGTACATCGGAAGAAGACAAGGTGTTGGCACCAACTTCCCGAAGGAAAAGATGAGATTCTTCACGACGCCTGTGGAGCAGGCTCCCAATTACTTGGTGGTCTTCATCAAAGACCCACCGACCGATCTCTTCTGTAGCTGCGCCAAAATCTTCGTGTTCAATGCAGTCAATCACTCGTCCATACAAAAATGGCTCCCAGCCAATGGAATGAATGAATGAAAGCAAAGCCTGACGCATGCTGTCATCAAGGCCAAGGTTTAGCTTTGAAAGCTGCGTGTCAATAACAGAGACCTCATGGAAGAGATACTCCAGTGCTTTTTCCTTACTGCAACACTGGCCACGCTTGACGGGAGAACCATCGGGGTAGAACTGAGTCCCAAACCCGATGGTGTATGGCTCGCCGCCTGATGACGGATCGGGGTATGCCTTTTCGTTAAACCCTTCGTATTTACGAATTAGGTTAACGGCATGCGAAAGATCCGCCATGGAGGTAACTACAATTACCTCCAATCATACACAATTTACTTACCTTGACCGCGAGATAGCTTGCGGCCGTGACTGGGCTTGGAATGCTTGCCGTCGCCTTGACGGGTGAGCTTAGGCTTGGCTTCAATTTTGACCAATGAGGTTGACTTGGGTTTTGCCATGGTGTTGAGGTAACAACGTCAGCAGTTTAGCCTAATTCACCAGGCTTTGCACGACCAGTAACCAGCCGTCAACTTGCTCTTGGGTTCGTCGCAGTTGTGTCTGGCACGAAAGTTTTTGCGACGTTCTGGGTTGTCTCGTTTGATTTCCATGTTGGCGTCACCAAAACGTACGATTTTTTCTTGCCCGTTTTCACATGCTTTTACAACAGACTTTTTACCCCCCTGCACGTCTCGCCGAGGCTTGTTGCACTCCATGGAATCCTTGTGAATTTTTGCAGCACTGGCCGCTTTACGTGATTTATCTGACATGTTTGTTAACCAAATAAAGAGCCGATTCCACCACCAAAGAAAGAAGGCGCTTCTTCGTCTTCTTCTTCTGTAAAGTATTTGAAATAATTAGACCGACGCGGCTTATACGTCTCTTTCTTGTTTATATTATCATCCGAAAGCATTTGATCCAGTGAACCCATTGCTGCAAAAGGATCAGAAAAATCTGGCATACTGAATCCCATTAATCCTTGCACGCCTTTAGTTGATCCTGATTTGCCTAAGCCTGGAGACATTAAATTCTTGTCTTCTTCAGTAGCATCAGGAAAAAACTCAGCGTAAAATTCGCTTTCGCTTCCGCCATACCCAGCCTTTTGGAAAACATCAAACAATGCACTGCCACCAGCAGGAGCCTGAACTTTCTCGTCTGAGTCCCTTTGGATATAACCAAATCCTAGTTGCTCTTGCGTTGGTTTAATACGTTGTTCGTTTAATTGCCTAATACTTTCACGTATTTGAAAAGCAGGATCTGTGCTTAAAAGACCAGTTAAAACACTTTGCAATTCTGCAACAGAATCTGTACTTGTGTCATAGCCAAGGCCTTCTAATTGTTTTTTTATATCTTCGGGCAAATCGGAAATATTTATTTTATCGACAAATTCAGCAGCTTTTTGTTCTGCTGAAACAAAATCAAGAAAAACCGGATTACCAAAAGAAGCTTTTTTACCTTGCAAAGCTTCCGCAAGAGGCCCCTGGATAAAAGCGGCAAGATCTTGCCTGTTGTAGGTATCGGCAACCGGATCATAGTTTTTATTTTTGCCGATAACAGAATAATGTAATCGAGCAAAATCGCTTTTGTTTTCTAGATCAACGCCATATTCATAAGCAAGTTCTTTCCATGATTTGCCGTTTTTTACATCTTCGTCTGTATTGCGTTTGTCCCAGGAATCTTGAACATTTTGCTTTTGCTGTTCGTATGCACTTTTTTTGTTTGTTACATCTGTTCCGGACAGCAGCTCTGGATTCCAGTAAAAATTTGGGTCAAATTCTTTTTGTGTTGCTGCGGCTCCAAGACTAGTAATAAATTCTTTGGCCTTTTCGTTGGCATATTGTTTTAACGCGTTAGAAGCAAGTTGTGTTTGTAGAACGTTTTGCTCGTCATCCTTTACATCCATATAGCTAACAAATTCAGATATAGATTTTGATGTATCGAATCTAGGCTTTAAATAATCTTCGACAAAAGATTTGGCAAATTCTTTTTCAAGTTCATATGTTTTAGACGCATCTGTTGGGTCTGTAATTTGAGAACGATCCTCGTATCGTTTTGCCAAGGTTTCATCAAACCACTTTTGCCAGTTGTACTGGACAGACGAACCCATGCCAAGACTACGATCTAAGCTGTCAGACAAACTTTTGCCGATATTAGAACCGGCTCCAAAATTCATGTAACCACCAACGCCACTATCACCAAGGATTGCGTTTTTAATGTCTTGTTTAATGTTGCCAACACTAGGCATGCCCATGCCTTCAAGCATGTCAGACATTTGCTGTTTTTTAAGTGCGTTTGCATATTCGCTTAAAGTTGCTTTTAATGCATCAGCAGATAAAGCACCAAAGGTTTGTTCTCCTTGTTTATTGATGTAGTTTTGTGTTGCCATTTCGGCAAGAGATTCTGCGCCTCCGGGTTTTCCAAGTAATGCTTCGCGCAAAATTTGGCGTTCCGCATCGGTGGGCGCCCTTAATGTTTCTTTGTAAACCTCAAGATCTCTGGGTTCACCCAAAAGACCTGCTGGCGCACCGACAAATGTGTATTCTGAATGCAAAAAAGAATCTAAATCAGGGTATTTTTTAGTGATATCAATATCTGAAATTTTCTTGCCTCCAAATGAAACCGCAGTGGCAGCCTCGTTCCATTTTTTAACTTCTTCTGGAACCTGTTGCGCGTAAAATTTTGCGTTAAAACTATCGAGAGGCACCCCGTGCTTGGAAGAATCCCAGGGAGTTAACCCTGTTGCTTTTTGATAAAAATTCTCAACCGCCGTGATTGTTTCGGCGTCAATGTAGTCCCGAGCGTTGCTGTTATTCCCTTGAAGTTCTTTGTCAAGAGACTCCATTAAGGTTTTGTAGTTTTCACCAGAGCCTTGAATTTTGTTTAAACGCTGTGCAATTGTATCCGCTGCTTTGACTTCATCACCTGTCGCATCGGTAGGCAACACAGGCTTTAGTAAGCCGTTGACAGTCTCGAAACGAATCATGAGGCTTCTTTGCGTAGCTGAAGATCAATCAAATTGAAACCGTCTGGTTCCATCCAAGCTTTTATTCTACCCAATTTTTCTTCTGTAAAAAAGGACTGCTGACGATACCAAGACTCCATTTCAGCTGATGCCTTGTTTGCATTGCATTTAGTGCATGCTGGAACCAAGTTACTTCTGTTGGAGCACCCGGATTTAAATCGTGGCACAACGTGATCTAAGCTTGTTGCTTGCTCTTCGCAATAGCCGCATTGATAGTTCCAGGCTTGGTATATACTTTCTCTAAATCTTTTCTTGGCAAGTTTTGGTGTTAATTCAACTAGCAGGGCAAGGGGCTCGTGCTGGCTGCAAAACATGCTCTTCAATTGCCGTTAATTGATTCTAATTTCCCTATGCATTCTTCCCCGCAAAGAAACAAGATAAAAATTTGCTTAAGACTGTTGACACCATCTTGACTCCGTGTAAGGTACGTAGGTAACCACTGCCGCTTCCATGGCTAAGCATCCAGGTTGGGTCTCTGCCCAGCAAGTAGGAGAGATCCTTGGCATTGACCGCAAGACGCTCTTCAAGTACCGCGATGACGGTACCCTGAAGCTGGGACCGCATTTCGCAGCTTTTGACTGCACACGTTCACGGGATAGCTATCTGTGGAACGTAGCCGCAGTACGTAAGCACCTGGCCAAACAAGAGAAGCTCGCCGCTATGGCGTGAGTTCTGGCAAAGGGTGGGTAATCACAGCTCCGGTAATACGGGGCTGTTTTTTTATTCAGGCTCAATTCCACTTGCGTAAGCTGCCCAAGCTAAGCCCACTGCTTCCATTGTGGACAACTCTCCACTGGTGTAAGGAAGATTAACTACGTCTCCAGGGGCATATACAATTGGACTGCCACTGTAGTAAACGGTGCTATTACCAAAGGCGCTGGCGTTTAGTTGCTCAGCTGACAACACGTATTTAGTTTCTACTACGTCTCCAAAATCAGCCACTTGTGAACGCTCCGTCTTTACGCTGTATCTCAAAGTTAGCACGCTTAATAAAACTGGTCGGCACGTTTAAAAGCTTTTGCATCATTGGAAGCATTTGCGGTGATTGGAAATTACTGGGCGGAAGGTCCATATATTTCAAGCCGTTAATTGAATCTACGTATTCCGAATGTTTTTTCATCGTGCTTGATTCATTGACAAGCTTCTGTTCCCAACTGACCATTCCCTCGTCCATATCAATAGGTACGTCAGACGGCTCAGGGAGGATAATACCTTCTTGGAAGCGCAGTGCATAGATGTGTTTGCAGTATCGCATCTCATCTAACAACGGCGTCCAGTAGTCATCAAAACTAACAATCTGATTATCAACAGCTTTGTAGTCAACAAATGTGCCAGGGCCTTCGGCTGCGCCTACGCTTGGCACGTTCCGCAAATATCTTCCGCCAAAATCACTAAATACTCCAGGGTTGTCAATTGATTCAAACGTAAGTGAAAGCCTACGGTTTTTATCAATGCTGGTTTCGGCATTGTTATTGATAGTTCCGTCTGCATCCGTAATTAATTCGTGCCGCCCATACTTTAAAGATGATGGCCTTGTATAAGGAAAGCGCTTTGTGGAGCTACCTTTCATGTCACGGAAATACGCGTAACTACGGCGGCTGAAATCTTGGCAGGTGCAAGCGTATCTCGTGCCAAGCGTCAGGAACCTGTCGATAGCAGGCGGACGACTTGCTGGTGTTACATATACACCGTCAGGCGTTGATTCAAAGGATCCTGCTTTTTTTAACGTGAGTACTCCCGCTGGACCATTTACATCTACTAGTAACGCCTGGACGTAACCGTATTTTTTATTGGTGGCAGGGTTTACCGTTGCACTTGTCAGGGGCGTCCCACCAGGCTCCAGGAGGCGGTCCTCAATCACTTCGCCATTCAGTGGCTTGAGAGCTGCGTTACTGCCCACAGGAGGCACGTAGAGAGGGGCTGGGAGTGGGTTGCTTATGCTCCAGGTACCGGCAAGCTGTACGTACCAATAATCAGCGTCTTCTGTGACCATGGCAACACTTGCCCTAGTCCCAGTGGAATCAAATACGTTATCGAAGCGCAGCAGTGCACCTACACGACAACCAGTCCAATGGATGCCAAATTCCCTGCGTGCTGTAGGAAAGCCTTGTACAACACCAACAATTAACGGTTGGTTACCAGGAGGAATCGTTGTTCCTGGTGGTGTTGGCATTGTGTAGCGGAAGGGGAATGTTAACCCTCGTTGGATGCCTACCGTTACAGCAAGTTCATACCCACGGCGCCAACGTGCCCAGGATGATTCCCGATCCATTGCGACAATGGAGTTTGGCACCGCACCAACAGAAAATTCCGTAGAGATTGGTTTAATTGCGCCTAGTTTAAAATCAATCTTTTGGTTGAAGTTACCAAAGAGATCACCCTTTTTGGGCGACATGACTTAGAAGAAGCCGCCTTGTGCGTAGACGTGCGCCCCAGGAATATATCCAGAGATGTTCGGGCCGTCTGCAAATACGCCAATGTAGAGGCGGTCGCCACGCTCCAGGTAAATGCCTTTGTTACGCAGCGGTGCGGTTTGGCCAAGTCCTGTGGTGTTACCTGCGGAAACAACAGGAGCAGCCAGTTGAGGCATCACGTCAGCACAGTCGACTTCTTGTGCATCAGCCGGCACACGCTTGGCAAATACAACTTTGTAGTCACCAGAGGCAGGGATGGGTGTGGTCGTACCACGAGTCTGGTAAACAACAAAAGTTACTTCGGGCTGGGATCCGTACTTAATGCCGTTGTAACTAAAGCCGCTTCCAATGCCGCCCGAGTAAATCAGGCTGGTGTTAATACCTGTCAGGGTAGTTGCCCCTGTGTAGGTGTAGTAACCATACCCGCTTTGAGCAGGGGTGGTAAGAACACCAGTCTGAGAGATGAAAACAATTTGACCGCTGGTCAGCGAAATAGGAGTGCCAGAGGTTGCGGTGGCTACTGTGTAGTCCGGATCACGGTAGTAATCATTGCGGACAATACTGATGGAATCAACAACACCACCGCTGTTATTATCTTCGCTAAGGTTGGCGTCCATGTCCACCAAGATGGAGGGCGCCTGGCCCCCCTGGACAAACAGCGTGTTAGCTGAAGCGCTGCCTACAGTTTGAGTTGTGACACGCACTGAATCAAACAGTGGGCGATCAACCAACATGGGCTGCTTGTTTGTGCTACTCGAGGCCAAGGTTCTACTGCGCTTTTACTGATTTTCCAATTCTAACGTGATTTAACCAATAGGCCTCATGTTAGCTAGAAAATCTAACGGATCAATCCCCTGGGCAGGAGTTAACAGCCTAGCCATTAACTCTTGCTTTACCAGATCAGTAGTAGAAAGTTCCTTGGGTTGGCTGCCTGCCATGGCTGACATGAATCCCTGCAGGAAACTACCCGCAGATACATCTTGTCCGCTACTGGCTTGTTGTTGAGCTGTAGAAGCTGGTTGAGCAGCCTGCCCATAAATTTTCTGTAATTCAGAAAGTTTTTTGACAGGTTGACCGTAATAGCTTTTACCGCTTTCCGTAGGAAGGGATGCCCATTCTGGAGCAAGTGCTGCAGATACGCGAGGACTAAAACCTTCTTTTTCTAAAACGGACAAGCCCCCAATTGGCATCAAACGATTCCGTAGGAGTCGAGTTGCCGCAAGATCTTGGTTTTGCGCACTAAAATCAGACAGACCTAGGGCTTTTGCTTGCTCGTTCCAGGTGGGCGACAAGAATTGATAAGCGCCTGCCGCAGTACTTGTATAACCACCACCTGTGATGGCTCTGTCTGGATGC